CAATACCAATACCCATAGCACCGATACCTATACCACCAACACCAACCATTTTACTAATCTTGCCCATTAAGGCACCGCCACCATCCTTTTTACTAGCTGTTGCTGTGGCAGTTGCAGTACTCTTAGGTAGTTTTTGCAATTCATTACGAATCTCTTCAAAGATGGACATCCTTTCTCGGTTGTTCTCCATACCTTGAAGCTTTTGTGAATCAATTATATCTAGGAAGTTTTCAAAACCATATACCGTACGCGCTTGAAAGTCATTCATGACCTTCTGCATGTTTTTCATTTCTAATAAATGTCGCCTTGTGTTACGACCATCAATTGCAATTCTGTCAGTCGATTTATTGTTCGACTCCATTACCTCAATTAATTGGGCAAATTCTGATTTACCGGGTCCAGGCTTTTTTGGTTTTTCTTCTTCAGCCATTTTTATTCCTTAAAATTATTTACCAAATGCTTTACCAGCTTCTGATATACCAAATGAACCTAATGTTACCACCACAAATGATGTGTAAATTGTTTCAGATACTTTTAAATCTAAATCCCACACTAATGCAGTAACTAAATCTGTTATACCAAAGCACATCATTAAAAAGAATGATATAAAACCAATGATTGCTTTTTCATTTAAGTCATTATCATCTAAAAATAAATCCATAAATTTTCTTTTACGAGGTCCTAATTGCTCTGCAGCTCTTCTAGCTTCCTCTTGCATTTCTTTGATTTGGTCTTCCTGTTGGTCTAACTTTTCAATCATAGCCATATACTTATCTAAGTCTATTTCTACTTCATTTCTACTGTTATCTTGGTTGTCAGCCATTATCGTCTCCTATTATTCATTTTCTGAATTCTTTCGTTTTCTTCTTTAATATGTTCCTGTAGTAAGGATAAATATATCTCCCTCTCCCACGGCATCATACTTTCTATTTCTGTCAGACCGTATTTATGATGTTGCATTAATGCAAAATTTGTTTGGTAAAAATTTTCCAAACTCTCATGCGAGAGGCTTATGTAAAAAAACTATTCAGTCCTCTTAATTCAACCTCGTGTTTCTTATTACACTTATCACATTTATAATCGGTCTTATAATATACTGCCGGTACCTCTTGTAAGAAATTCTGAACCTTTTTAAATTGTTCACTACTTAAACTTTCAACAAATTCCTGTAGTTCCTCTTTACTTTGTGCACTAGCTTCGTGTACATTCTCATCATCAAAAATGGAATCCACACAATCCACAATTAAATCCATAACGCCTTCAATAGAGTTTAATTTTTCTATATCCAAAGAACTAATTATTTCAATGGAAGGATATTTCATCTCTAATCCAACACCAAGGTCTTTATCAAGTAATATTGTTCGCTCTTGATTTTTATTTATTATTTCAACATCGTCAACATTAATTGATAGGGGTGTAAGCCCATCACATTTTTCATCTTGACATTTAATCTGTATGTTCATATTTTCACCTACAGATTTTGCTCTTAATTGTAAAAACAAATATTCAATGTCAAATACAGTCAATTTATCCATATCTGGTAAATCATAACATGATTTAATGATATTTCTAACTGCCTTACTGATTTGCTCCATATCATTCGATTCTAAAGCAATCATTAATACCTTTTCCTCTCTTACAAGGAAAGGCCTCATACTAATTTTTTCTCCAGTAGATGGTAATTCAACCGTATACTGAGGAACATTCAATTTTGGCAAAGCCATAATATTCTCCTATATTAATATTAGCCTAGTATATCCAGTGTCGCACTGATACCACTTAATCCGGTACTTAGTGCTCCTTCTGGGACTAGTCTATCGTAACTCAATGTTACATTTAATTCCATGGGCCCGCTTTCGGTAGCCTGGTCCAAGTCAATACCATTTACAGAAGTTGGAAACGCATTAATGAGTTTCACTCCATAAATTGGTTTGTTTTTCATACTTAATTGCTGTATCACAACATCGCATGTAAAATCTTTTTTATATCCTGCTTGATATTTTTCTAAATTTACTATAGATGATAACCAATCATCCATCATTCTTCTGATATACATATCCTCGGTTACCAAGAATTTTAATTGTACATCTTCTTGTATTATTGCATAAGGGATAGGTACAGTTTGTTTTTCTGCTATATAATCAATTGTTGTAATTTGTTGTCCTGGTATTGACGCACCTTGACAAAGTAATGATATATCCCTTGGGTCACTTATTAAACTTTTCGCACTTGCTCCTCCAGCGAGAGCACCAATTATAGCTGATGGATTTAAATTTAAAAGTGATTGTGTTGGTGGTGTAAATATAACATTAAACTTATTTGCTTTTGCTATACCACCTCGTTTACTGATAGTTGATTTTAATGTATCTATTGTGCTCATTAATTTCTCGCTATTTTAATACTTTCTGACCATACAGCTGTTTTACTTTTTCTGACAAACTGTTCTGTTGGTAAGAATATTGCAATTTCCCAATCTGTCATCGGTACTCTAGAAAATTGTGATTTAACATGTTTTCCTAAATAGTGCTTAAAACATGGTTTAAATTCTTTATATTTTTTCACACCTTGCAACAAACCGTATTTCATTTTTCGTATTCTTGTTGTTTCCTTTACTTTATCTGGTGCTAATTTCATTAATTCATCTAAAAATTCTGCTCTTATATCTGGTCTTAAATAGTGTAAATTTAATCCATAAAAGCCATCTTTTGCTGGTTCCACAAATATTGTAAGTGGAAACCTATCGTAATATGGTAATGTTTTCTTATGTTTTGGGTCATAAAAATACATATACATACTACCAGGTAGTGTTCGAGTTGTTTTGTCAAGTGCACTATCCTTTAATACCTTTGCTCTTGATACAGACGATAATTCACCGACCTTTTTTTCAAACCATTTCTTTGAGGTTTTGGTTCGTGCTGTTACCCCTGCTCTCATAGCTTGGGCTTGTAATGTATCAAATAAACTTGCCATATAATCTATTTATATGTTTTTTAGAGTACTTTGATGCCTAGATTTTTTAAAGTTTCTTCTGTCCATACCTGGAACTTCCAACCTTTATGTTTGGCATATTGGTCGGCCGCATACCATTTGTCTTGATTTTTAATATAATCTAATTGTTCACTGATATATCTTTTGGTTTTACGTGACCTTTTCTTTGGTGGTTGTGTTTGAGATTTAGGTTTTATTTCAATTAAATATGTTTCCTTATTATCCATTTTTATTAATAAGTCGACATAATAACGATGTATTTTCTTATCAACTTGATATCGGTATGGTACTACTATCTCCTCTGAATTCCAGAGTTTTACTTTTGGATTAGATTCGCACCAACGAAATGCATTCCTTTCCCATAGGGAACGAAACACTACTTTACTTGGATTTCCGATATACTTATCCGGATTTTTTATTTTGTATTTCCCTTTGTAAGCCATTATAAATAAACCTATATATGTTTTATTTTATTTATAAAGGTAAAAATGGCAACAAGACACAAAACAGACGCAAACGCAACTACAATTAGTTTTCCATCTACGCTATCAGCAGATGCAGAAAAAGGCCTAAACCATGTTAGATTTGAAATACATGAATTACAAGATGGAAAAAGGATTAATCCTTATATAATTCATTTATTTCCACCAGTTGGTTTTTCAGCAACAGATGCTGGTAATTATGGTACTTTAGACAGAGGTGCAACTGGTGCTGGTATGAATGCTGTATTACAATCAATTGGTATCAAAAGTTCTGAAGAAACAGGTCTTACTGGTGCTGATATGAAAGCCTTATCGGCCGCCAATGTTGGATTATTATCAGGTATACCTGGTATCGATTCAATAGGTAGAGGAGCAAGAATTGCTGCAATGGAAAGAGGTATTGCACAAAACCCGCATACAGCTGTTACATATGAAGGACATCAGCTTCGTACATTCCAATTTGATTTTAAAATGATATCTGAATCAAATGCAGAAGCAAATACAATTAAACAAATTGTTGATGTATTAAGAAATTATTCAATGCCTGAATCAACAGGGGCTTTATCTATTCAATATCCAGCTCAATTTGAAATAGAATTTTATCAAGGCGAAGAAATTAATCCATTTATGCCAAAAATTACAACATGCCATTTATCAAGTATAGCAACAACATATAACCAAACATCAAATATATTTCACCCAGACGGTGCTCCTGTTGAAACAGATATTCAATTATCATTCCAAGAAATCAAAACACTTGTACGACAAGATTTATATGGAGAAGAATATGCAGGAATTGATGATAAATTTACAATTGTTGAAGTCCCAACAGTAGACCCAAATGCTACAACAGAGACACCAGGAGGATAAATGAGTTTTTTTAAACAGTTTCCAAAAGTACAATATGATTTAAACCGAACTGGTGTAAAACAAAATATGGTTGATATTTTTAGAAGTGTAAGACCTTTACCTTCTTTTTTAGATAATACAACAGCATATAAATTTTATGAAATAATAAATGGAGAAAGACCTGACATTGTATCTCAAAGGTTATATGGTACACCAGATTTTTATTGGACATTTTTTGTTGTGAATGATTTTTTACACGATGGTTATAGAGCATGGCCAATGAGTCAAGAGCAACTTTTTCAATATATGGAATCACAATACGAAGGATATGTAGTTGAAACACATGCAACTTCAAGCACTGCTTTAACAAATAGTTTAGCAGGTAGATTTACATTAGGAGAAACAATTACAGGAGCTACATCCAACGCAACGGGAACACTTACAAAGAAAAACATTGATATGAGTCAATTGGTAATTCAAAATGTTACAGGTGCATTTATAGGAAGCCTTGTAGGTATTACAAATACAACAGAATTGGTAATTGGAGGAACATCAGGTGATTCAGTTTCAACACACAGAGTATTTAAATATGCAGACGCACCATATTATTATTATAGAGAAGAAGATACAAAAGAGAAAAAACCTGTATCAAATGCAAAACATGTTGTTGGTGGAATTGCTGATAGTGATTTGGCTTTTGTATCAAACAGAACACATGAATTTAATTTAAACGAAAAAAGGTCAAAAATAAGATATGTTGACCCTAACTATATTTCACAATTTGTAGACGCGTATAAAAAAGCAATTAATAAATAATGGCAAATAAAAGTAATAGTGAGCAGACCAATGCAATTCGACCTACTTCTTATGTGGTCGAAAAGGTTCATTTATTCACAAATTTAAACTCAGAAGAACAATTTGTTGACCTAACATTTGTGTCACAGGATATTGTTATTACAGAAAGTATTTTTACAATGGGGATTTCATTAGATGTAACCATTGGAGATGCTACAGGACTCCTTGAAGGATATAAAATAATGGGAAATGAAAAGGTCCTGGTCCAAATTTCTCGTAGTGATATTGAATCTGGAGAGAAAAAAGAATATGAATTACATTTAAGGATAGCAAATATTGGTCCGTATTCCAGAATGAAAGATTCATTACAGACATTTACTCTTACTTGTGTTTCTGATTATGTTTATCATAATAATCTTATGACCCTCACAAATCCTTTTGAAGGTTCCATTGGTACTTCTATTGAAAATATATGTAAAACACAATTAAAAATAGATAAAGATGACCTTGAAATAAACAGTGAAACAGGATTGGCAAATGGAGTATATCCTAGATTAAAACCTCTTTCAGCAATTAAATGGTTATTATTAAATGCTACGGAAGGGAAAACACCCTTTTTCTTTTATCAAAGAGTTGCAGATAATAAAGTAGTATTGGAATCATATAAAAATATGGTCGATAAAGATTCATTTGAAACCTATGAATACGCTCCATACTTTCAATCAGATATAACAACAGGAAAGGATTTAAAGGAAGGTTATATTGAGGAACGAAAAAAGATTACAGCCTTATCATCTGATTTAGATATATCACAATTAAAATTAATTGCTGATGGTGCTTATGGTTCAACACTACATACATTAGATATCGCAAACAAAACATATAATACAGTTAAATACAATTATAATCGAACAGAAAAATTAAATGATAATGATTCACTATCTGACAATATGAAATTATTGGATAAACCTATAAAGGAATTTACGGAAGGAAAAAATTTATTCATATCAAAAAATTCATTAGCATTTAATGACCAAAAAGGTTATAGTGATTTAATAGGACCTGGTTATTTAGATGCACAATCATACATTAAAAATTTAAATACACTTACATTGGATATTATGATTGCTGGTGATTTTAATTTAAAACTTGGAGACAAAATTACCACAAACATTAACAGGGCTGGGTCGGATTCAAACGAACCTGCATTTGACCAATATTTATCTGGTAATTATATAATAACAAAAATAATACACAAATTTAGTACTAAATACACAATGAAATTAACAATACAAAAAGATTCATTTTCAGAAAGTATTGATGATATTATTCAGATACAAAATAGACCTGAGGTAGTATAATGAGAGCAGATGATTTTTTAAGTGGAGGTTTTAACTGGTTTACCGGTGTTGTCGAAGATAGATTTGACCCAGAGGAGATGAACCGTGTTAAAGTTAGATGTTTTGGTTATCACACCGAAAATAAAAATGAATTAGATACTGATAATTTACCTTGGGCTACTGTTATGATGCCAACAACTGCAAGTGGAACATCAGGAATTGGAGATACACCACACGGATTAATGGAAGGTTCTTGGGTTGTAGGATTTTTTAGAGATGGACCATCTGCACAGGACCCAATTATAATGGGAACAATTGCTTCCAAAT